AGTTATGATAGTACCATATTTTATTACCACATTGTCTTCTATAATTGACTCTGGGCCTGTACGAATTCTGCCCTGTATAGTACAATTTTTACCAATCACAGTGCCACACTCCAATTCACAAAAACTACCAATCGTAGTGCCTTCACCAATAATAACATCCTCATGAATCACATTGTACTTACCTATCTTAGTCATATCCTCTCCTCTTGCGGCACCTCGCCTATTTTTACGGCTGGCCTACCTCTGTATATACCACATGGTTCAGTTGATTTTGTTACTAACGAACCTGCCTGTATCATTGAATTATGTCCTATTCTAACCTTGGGGCAAATAAAACATCCAGACGCTATGCGCGCACCATATTCTACATATACTGGTTCACATACGAAATCAACATCGCGCCATTTAGATATTTTTCTTGTATTAATAATAATGGTTTTGGCTCCTACAAATACCCTGTCTTCTATGATAGTACCCATACCTATATTACCATACTGCCATATAATCACATCATTCCCTAACTTTACATTCCCTGCTATGAAACAAAAAGATCTAATCTGAGACCTATTACCCATAACAAGGTAGGGCCTAATCACATTGTGATGTCCGACAAAACAACTATCTCCAACTACTACATTCTCCTCGATTACATTATAGTTGTCTACGATTAAACCTTTGCCGTATTTAAATGACGGGTGGATATTATTTCGTGGATAATTTAACCACAAACGTATTTTTTGTATATAATTATACATATTACTCACCTAATATCTTTTTAAAATTTTTATAAAAAATCTGTTCTTTAGTCTTATTAGATACACCTGCGAACTCAACACACTTTTTATTTATCCTTAAATCTGCATAGGGTTCATCAGATCCAAAAATTATCTTGTCGCTGCCCAGTTTTTCAACTGCCCTTTCTATTAACCAGGGCTGTTTGATTGCTGAGGTATCCATATAAACATTATCCAAACTAGCTGCTGCTGCCTTGTCTGCAGATTTAACTGCTTGTTGTATAGCAGTACCACCTAGATGAGCTGCTATAAATACAACACTGGGATGTTTTTTAGCAGCTATCAATACATAATCTATATAACTGCGCCAATACCTACCACAATGTATTAACATGGGTAAATTATATGCCTTAACGATTGATATAAACTGATCCATCTCAGGGTCCGTCAGCTCACAGTCAGACACACTTGGGTGATATTTAATACCATAGATAATTTTGTTATATTCTGTTACCTGATCCCAGGTCTGCATGTCCCTTGGGTCCACTAATAAAAATGGATAAAACTTATCTTTATATTTAGATGAAACATAGGCATCTATCATATCACTGTTTAACTGAGAACTACTAATGATGTCTGATACATTAGGCATAATCATTGACTCATCTACGCCTGCTTGTACCATAATATTATTATAAGTATCAATAGTTACATGTCGCCCCTTTAACTTTTCTGTCTTGCCTATATGTACATGACAATCTATTATCATTCTATCTGCCCCTCTCATCCAGCTCTACATCATTCCTATTAGTTTTTTCTTCGTTGGACCATTCTATCCAATCTAGTAGTTCTGAATCATGTAGTTGTTTAATAATTTTAATATTAGGCATAACACAGTGGCCACCTATAAATCCTGGATATATAGCACCACGTGTATCCTGTTGGATAGGAAAGAAATCAGTAACTTCATCGTAATTTAAATTGAACTGGTCGCATATTCTTTCAACCTCTTGGGCAAAAGCTATTTGTAAACCAAAGATTGTAGTCGATAGAATCTTCATCCATTCGGTATTTTTTGGGCCCCAAACTATCTTAACATCAGCAAAACCTATACGCTCAAAATGATCTATAACCTTGTTGGCTCTTTCAGTAGACTTATTCATTGCGTTAGGTAGGCCTAAATACTTTCTGTATTTAAGCATATCTTTTTTCATTTGGTTATTCTGGTGTTTGCCATGTACAGGTGAGTTTATAATATATGATTTTAAATTATACTTTAAGCAGCAGTCTTCATTAAGTTTATCTGTGGTTCCAGGCAATAATGTACTGTGAATAAACACAAATTCTGGTTCTCCATATTTTATTATGGATTCTAATACTACATTCTGGAAACCATCTACCTCGCCCGGTATACAAATGTGGAGATTATCACATGTAGCTTTTATATCCAGATTTTTTGGAAAATGAATTTTATCTACAGGCAATGTCTTATACACACCACTCAATAATTCGTATAATGGTCGTCCTATTTCCCCTGTTCCGATAATAATTACCTCGTAATGCTCCATCTTAAACCTCCACTATTTTTATAGTTCCATCCCAATCACTTAGATTAGATTCAAAGTTAATATAATCAGTATATTGTTTTGTTCGTGTCTGTGCAAAAATTTTATTACGGTCGGTGATGATGTTTCTAAGAAATCCAAGCCGTTCTTCATATGTTTTGCCCGGAAGACCACTTCCTGGACGGTTTCTGCCATAGAACCCTATGTTTCTAACTCTAGACACATCGACCTTTATAGTTTTATAACCTTCCTCAATCATAGCGACATCGACTAACCTATTTATAAGCCCGGCCTGTTGGTTGTGTTCGGCTTGACCATATTTATATTTGTATTTACCCTTCTTACCGGCTACAAAATGTTCCTTATATTGTTTGTCCATGGCTGTTATAAAAGAAGGTCTATTAGCGTAGAATGTTGTAGTTGAACATGGCCTCACATAATTTTCATAAAAATCTTTAGTTATAAGAGCACCAGCTGCGTCATAAAAATGGCCGCGATATACTTTGCCCATATCCCCACCTTCTTTATAAATTGCTGTAGTACATGTAGATAGTTTGTCTAAGTTCATACATAGTAAGGTGTCATAGAACTTAAAAAAAGTTTTATGTACAATGATATCATCGGCCTGAAATAAAACGTAATCATCTGCGAGGTCCATTGCCACTTTCATACCCTCTAATATATTCTTACTCAAGGCGTGCCGGTGTTTCCTAACCAGGATTTTGACTGTGGGTAGTGGGAACCTCTTAACTAACTCCAATACCTTAGGATCAGTCGGTGCCTCCACTGCAAAAACAAATTTTAAATCCGGCAACGGATAATAATTATACGCCTCTACCAGCTGCTCAGTCACAATCTCCAACATCTCTGGTCTATTCCAAACCGCGAATAACATTACATTCATATTATATACTCCTTAAGAATTTAGCAGGATTACCAACCCATACTCCATTAGGCCTTACACTTTTAGTTACAACCGCGCCAGCACCTATAATACAATTCTTGCCTATAGTTATACCGGGACATATAGTAGCATTGGCGCCTATAGCAACACCAGATTCTACTACCGTACTAAGACAATTAAACTCTTTACTAGCACTGGGTAGTTTATCGTTTGTAAAACAAACATGTGGGCCAATGAACACATCATCGCCCACGATCACAGAACGCGGTATAAAAACAAAGGCCTGTAATTTACATCTTTTACCAATCCTGACCTCATTCTGTATCTCACAGAATGCGCCGATACTGGTGTCGTCACCTATACTGCACCCATAAAAATTACACAAATCTGGGTGCCATATCTTTACATTTTTACCTAATATTACATCATCTTTTATAGGCATACCCATTCTCCTGTATCTAGTGATTCTAAGGCCGCACAAAGAGCCTCCACTACAGCCAACCCATCTCTACCATTAGTATGTGGTTGTCTTCTATTCTCTATAGATTCTATAAAATGCTCACACTCACGCTGCAATGGTTCCCAAACCTCAGTATGTGGTGAATAAACATCGCCGTGTCTATACGCCAGCATATAAGCAGCGTGGTCGCTAGTATCAAACGTGTCTACTCCTTTATTATAAATCTTTATTTTTTCTTCGGCAAGCATATTATATACTAGCATTTTCTTTGTGCCAACAACAGTAGTTACTCGCTTCTTTCTCGGATCTAACCAGCTGAGGTGTAAATCACACACTGGGCCAGATTTGTATTCAAAAGTTACCTTGGCCACCTCCACTACATCCTTGTTTATAAAGCCATATCCATTAGCATGCACCCTATATACTTTATCATTAAGGAGATAATTAAATATAGATATATCATGTGGTGCTAGGTCGGCGACCACGTTAGCCTTTTGGAACTTGCCAAGATTGAGTCGGGATGCATGGATATAAACAACATCTCCCAACTCACCACTGTCTATAATTTCCTTAATCTTTATTACTTCTGGCACATATAGAAAAGTATGGCCTGCCATTATATATCTATTCATATTTTTGGCAAAGTTTACTAGCTTTTTGGCCTCATCAACGTCGAGTGTCATGGGCTTTTCTATAAGTACATGCTTATGGTCCAGTAGACATGCCGATGCAATCATGTAATGAGTGTCTGGTGGTGTGGCTATAACTACTCCCTTAACATCCATCCTACCCAAACACCGGCGCCAATCTGTGTCAAAGTGCACACCTCTGTATGTAGAGTCTTTAGCAAACTTGGCTACTTTTTCTTTATCCATATCAAAGGCAGCAGCTAGAACACCTATTTTATTAAGAACTCTCAGTAAATTGGGGCCCCAATATCCTAGTCCAATCAATGCTATTTTCATATCTCTTTAAGCTCCTTAATTATGCGTTTACCTATTACTTCCCAAGAAAAGTTCTCTGCTATATAGTTCTTTAAAGTATTCCCTCTCGTGTTGGATTCATATTGATTTTCATACACATGTCTCATAAGGGATGCTCCATGGAGCACATCTGGTTCGCCCCATAGCTGATCTCCTTGGTACCATGGCGACCAGGGCATACCAAACACAGGAGTGAGTACATATTTCATCAGGTAACTATTGTCCTCTTTAGCGTACTCTCTAGCCCCACCATATCCAGTAATAATCACCGGATTACCGCAAGCGCCGGCCGTGAATGGAGATAAACCAAACCCCTCACCACGGTTGAAGGTAGTAAAACAATCACCGCGGGCGTGTAAACCAAGTATTTCACTTTCAGTGAGCATATTTGGGATCAAATATATAGGTGGGTAATAATCCATGGGAGTGACGTCCTTCAACCGCTTGAGTGTGATTCTTATAGCTTCTTTTTCATCATCAGAGTAGTTGCCTCTGTAAGATTTAAGGACTAGAGCTACGTTGTCCTTCTTTTTGAACTCATACCAATATGCTTTTATCAGGGCCAGGGGGTGTTTTCTCTCTGTCCACTGGAAGATATCATAGAACACATAAGTATCGTCATCAACACCGGCAACGGTGTAGGGTTTAATTCCGTCAAAATCTGCCATATTTATACCGTGTGGTACCACACCAATAGGTATAGTTACACCAGATGATTGAAAAACCTCTACATTCCATTGACAACCAACTAAAACCTTTTGAACGTTGTTGTTTATAAAACCTGGCCAATCTGGGTGGAGTTTGCTGGTTTCCCATATTGTATACCCCACCGAGACCTTGCCTGGTTCCTTATATTTGGACCAAAATTCAGGTGTTGTATGGATAATAACTATGTTATAAGGAATGTCTTTTTCGACTAAGGAGTTTAGTATCTTTCCTTCGGCGCCAAGATTAGGTTTAAGTTCTTCAAATGATATTGGGCTAAGAGTAAGGGGAATTCCCTGCCCATGTAGAGCAAGGATATTCCCCCTCGAAGCCTTCGCATAACCTGAATTGTCAAACATCGGAGCTATGTATTTTATGCCTTTAATTTCCATAATGCTACCTCTATCTAATGAATAGTTAGATAATTAAAACTCCTCCGCTTCGATTTCAGTTTTAACATCTATTTCTTCTGTCTCACCTGTCTCATCGTCTAAGTATTCTTCATACATTTTGTCGAAAATCTTGACCCAACGGTCTACGATGGGGCCACTGGCACCCCAAGCCAACTCAGTAGTAACCCATTCATAAGCTGCCTCTGCTTTCGCTTTAGCAGCGTCATAATCGTTGTAAATGGCTAGCATCTGCTTCACCATGTCGTCTACGTCCACTAGAGGTCTGATAACCTCGTTATCATGGGGTAGAACAGTAAACAAGCTTGAATTAGTACCACTGTTAACAAGGTATCCTCTGTCCTCGGAGATAGCTTCAGTCAGAGCAGTGTTTCTTGGCATGATGATAGGTGTTTTAGTGGCCATAGCTTCAGACCAAGACAGTCCCCAACCCTCACCAAGAGTGGTGCTCACTACAGCATCAACACAGTTATACAGCATGTTGACGATATTACGTGGGTAGCCCTGGTTTGGGCCAAAATTCTGCGGAAAAATGACATCTTCCGACGTACTTAGACCATAAGCCTTAAGAACTTCAGGTAGGTCCCACCCTTGATCCTTCTGGGCCATGTGTAGGTACAATAGGGACTTAGGAACTTCCTTGCGGAACTCTGTAAATGCTTGAATTGTACGTGGAATATCTTTTCTCTGCTGATTTCTGTTCAAATTCATGAAGATAAACTTGTCAGCGTGTGTACCAAAATATCGTGTTCTAAACTCCTCAACCTGTTCCTTAGGTAGGGGTGAGTAATCCACAATGTTAACTCCGTGAGGAATAACATCTAACTCTGTGCAGTCTGGATACGCTTTCATAGCAGCATCTCTACCAAATTCTGAGTAAGTTACTGGATAATCTACCACACTAATGTTTTTAATCCACTGTTCCTTAGGCACACCATCAATTGGAAAGTAGCAAATTGATTTAAATTTCTTACCTTGCTTTCTCAGATATGGGATCAGTTCTGGTAAAAAATCCATGATAAAAGTGTCCTGTAAGAAGAACAGGATGTCATATTCCATCTGTGGGATCATACCACAAATCTTTTTACGGCCGTAAGGGTCCTTCTCTGCATTGGTTCCGGTGGGCCAAACTCTGTAAGGAAAGTTATGAGGATCACCCCAGTAATTGATGCCTAAAACATCAACTTGGTACCTTCCAGTGGCCTGTAGTCCTTCAAAAATGTTTCGGCTGACTGTACCAAAGCCAGTAGCACAGGTGGGACTATCGCAATAAGCCAACACCTTAATCTTAGGTAGATCTACGTTCCAAGATTTCTTTTGTGGTTTCTTCTTACTTCTTTTTGCCATCTTTTTTAGTCTCCTTTACCTTTCTTATCTTTTTAGTCGCCAAAAATGGCGTTGTGAAATTAACTTTAGCTGCGTTAAAGATCAGATCTCTGTGTGCTGGATTCTCATCAGCATACTCATCGACTGATTTCTTATGTATATTAACCATTTTAAGTAATTGTTCGTGCGGTACTATCTTTGACACTATGTCAAGGTCATATGTAGTCCTTGCGTTCTGTCTGATGTAAACTTCTTTGTCGCCCCATGTGGGGTTAACCTCTTCGCGCTTGATCTTTTCCATGAGTATCATGGAGAGCTCACGATCGCGCTCTTCAAGTATCTTTTTTATACTTTTTATGTCTTGCCACTCCTGTACAAGCTCCTCTTCTGGTAATTTGACTGCTGATTGGAACTTATAGTCAGACTTCTTACATGCTTTCTCATAGGTGGTGCAGTACTCTTTATAGTCACACCACGGACAGAAGATGTTGAGTAGTGGTTTAGCCTCTCTCTTAGTAAAGGACGTCATTTGGTCATACAGTTCCTTCACATAATGCTCAAACTCTTCCCTCTCCTCTGGGGTTCTATAGGTGTATAGCATCTCTGATCTAAGTAGGTCCAAACTTAGGATTATTCTCTTGTATTTGGGCCATTTATAGCTCGCTACAAGGTCATAGATTGATAATTGGTTGTCCGTCTTCATTTGGTCTGCTGTGGGTGCTGTCCTTGATGTTTTGTAGTCCACGATGAGAATAGTGTCGTCATCTATTTCTACCACCTTATCAATTGCGCCAACTAGTGGTACACCTTCTCTGGTCGTTACATCATCGGCACCCTTAAAACCAAACTCTATTTCCAAACCCAAAATCTTACCTAAATCAAAGGCATCAAGTCTCTTCTTCACAAGTCTCTTGCCTTCTGCGTGGATGAGTTTGTCTTCAATACCCTCTTTAATTGCGACAGCTTCGTACTTATCCATCACTTTTTTCTTGTCTGCTGCGGTGAATTTTTCCTTCTTCATCCAGATCTGGCCAGCAAGTTCCAATGACTCATGGACTGCTGTACCAAGCCTAAACGCAGGACTGGGTACCTTTGGCAGGTGTTCAATATAATTACACCAGTACTTGTATTTGCACTCTAAGAATGAACTAATCCTTGTCGCACTTAATTTTATCTCTCTCTTTGCCATCCATTATCTCCTTTAATGCGAGTTCGTACAGGTCAAAAAAGTCTTCTGCTTTTAACACTGCATAAGTTTCGCTGCGATTTCTTTTGAAGAACACTATGGGCTTGCCACCGTGCTCTTCAGCCTGAGCTAAAGCCTGCCAGATATTTAAAGATTCTCGGGCCTTGCATTCTATACCATGAAATATGAACATCTCTTTGGCCTTACCTCTCAGAATTACATCTCTGCCTGACTGGCCCATCGGCCGGCTTTCTATATCTCCGTCTTTCTGTACCGGGATATTTATAGTTTTCGAGATGTATTCCGCAATTTTTTGTTGTAACCTTCTCCCTTTTGCCTTACGGGAGGCTACACTTATTGGACGCTTCTTCTTATCTTTTCCTGCCATATTTTCAAGTCCTTATTGTATTTTTTTTGTGCTCTGTGTCGTTTAATTGGTCCCATTTTATACCATACTAAGGTGTCTTCACAGCCACAAGCACATAGGTCAGGAGACCATGACCCGCCGCCTTCGAAAAATTCCTCTGCTCTGTAGCAATTAGCGCAGAATATATCGTGAGATTTGCCATTTGCCTGTACACATATAGGTAATTTTGGAGAATATATGGGTTTGGGATCTTTTCTTGGATGAAGTCTCCGCTCAAGCTTCCTCATAAACTCTCGATGTTCTCTTTCTTTTGTACACTCACAACAATCACACATTATAATCCCTCCAATGTCTTACGCTGCTCTTCTGTCAGATCTTCTGCCTTGGGTAGCTGCATGTATAGTTTGATTACCAAGTCCCCATTAGGACCACCATTCAGGCCAATATGTCCTTCACCCGTGGCACCTACCACCTGGCCCTCGCGAATATTTCTTGGTACCTCAAGGGTGACATCCTTGTCAACTTCCCTGGAACTTGATCCCTTACAAGATTCACACTTCTTTTTAGCTATGAAACCTCTACCCATACAGGCAGGACAGGCCCTGGATGATCTCATAGTCATCCCCCGTTGGCGATGTATCTCCATTATCTGACCATGGCCCTTACAATTAGTGCAAGTTTCTTTCTCTTCTGCACCAGTGCCGTTGCAATCTGGACAGGCGTCTCTGAGGGAGAAATTGACCTTAAATTTACCTCCAAAAATGAAGTAATGTATGGGTAATGCGTGCTCCATCATTATATTTTGTCCGCGGTGAGGAGCATTGGGATCTGGGGGCCCAGGTTGACGTCCGCCAAAACCAAACATGTCGCCGAAGGGGAAACCACCCATCTGTCTCATAGGATTGTCGTAATCCTTACGTTTTTCAGGGTCAGATAGGGTAGAATAAGCCTCATTTATCTCTTTAAATCTCTCCTCATCACCACCATGATCTGGGTGGTGTTCTTTGGAGAGTGCACGGTAGGCCTTCTTCAGCGTATCCTGCTCTACATCCTTACTCACACCTAGTATTTTGTAGTAATCTTTACTCAAATTTCACTATCTCCCATTCAAAATCACAGTCCATGCATGTGTATTTACCATCATCAACATCCACTGCCGTAGAGTTACATTGTAGGCATTTATGTACATAATCAGACATCGATGCCTCTCCGCTGTCCATATTGTCGATTTTAAGCAGCTGCTCATTGATGTTGTCCATTATAGCAAGCTCTTCCTCGTTCATCTCTGGATGAGTTCCCATCATAAGACCTGCAAAATCACCTAAATCCGTGACACTCATCTGTGAATCATCAAACACTGCGCCATTAACTGAGCGCCACATCCACCCACAATCCGGGCAGATATTATACTCAACCAAATTTGTGCCATCGCAGTGGCCACATGGGAATTCTTCCTTAAAAAAGGCTGCTTCCTGTCCGCTATCACATTTAAAACAAATCATGTCCTTCTCCTTATTTAACTGTAGATTTAACTGCCTCTGGGGGCAGAATTTCAACAATCTGTCCTACAATACTTACCTCATCTGGGTCTAGAATCAGTGCTATAGGTGCAAATAGTTGATTGTTTGCCAGTGCCGGGTACTTTTCGACAGCAAACAAGATTTTAGTCAGCGCTGGTAGGTACAAGACTGCGTTTTCCTCGTCATAGACCATGAAATCACCGTCTTCTTCTGAAAAAATTTCAGGTGCTATCTTGGCATAATTACCCTTGCGCGGTATGGTTATTGTGTACTCAGTTTTAGACACTTTAAACTGAAAATTACGGGCTGGGAACATAACCATAGTAGGAGTTCCTGTCTGAGACTCACTCCATTCACCAACCTTAATTGGATCTCTTTTTATCTTTGCCATTTTTATTCCTCCACTACCATAAAATTGTCAACAACAACATTTGTCCAGAAAACCTTAGAATAACCACTACAATGACGACATTTACCATCATATGAGCGCTCTTCTATGTGTCCATGTACTTTAATAAAAGTATCTTTAGATAGCTCTGCTATAGCCTCAGCTGTGGCTCCCCAGGCAGCTATCTTAACGTACTGATGCTTGCCATTTCCCGTAGGAATGGCCAATTTAGCGTTAAGTAGGCTGTTATTGTTCATACCAACCGTTTTTAGGTTGGGCCACTCAACTCGTCCTGTTAAACTTACAAAGTTTTCGCCAATCATTTCATCACCTTTCTATAAATATGGGGTCAAATAGCTATATAATGTCTCTTTATCCAAATCTGCTGGATCTAACCCCTCTTCTGTTATAAATATAGGCCATACGTCCATTCTATAACGTAAAGCCTCGTATGCTACCATCGCACCCTCTACACCAGCGACATCACAATCAAAAAACAGCACCACTCCGTGTAGGGCATTTGAAAATAACAACTTCTGCTGGCCACTAGTGATTTTTGACCCCATGACAGCCACCACATTATTGATTCCATATTCATGTAACCTCCATACACTTTTGAACCCCTCAACTACAACTAAAGGGCCGTCTATCGGTATAATTCTATGTAGATTATAGAGTACATTGTCCTTATTGAAGCCGGGTGTTATCCAATATTTACTCGCATAATCGGCATCTGGTCGTATATCTCTCAGACTATATGCCACGAGCTTACCGTCTATATCTCTGATTGGGATGACATCTCGAACTAGTTTGTCTTCCGTCTTATAACCCCCACCTATCTCATAATAGTCTAGTATTTCTCTTGAAAACCCGTCATTAATGAACAGGGAGGATCTATGCCCCATATATCCCGCCAGACGCGGCTCATTGACCTTTGGGTGGACGTAAGTCTCTGTCTTAGTCTGCCCTATGAACCTCTTCTGCTCTCTTTCTCTGCGGTATTTGAGGCCTTCTATGGCCGAATCGAAGTCCCCCACTAAATTACTGAGATAATCCACTGCGCCCATAAAATCTACATGTTGCATGGCCCTAATCAAACCTATGATATCATTACCGTGCACATCATGACACTTGTGGGAGAAGCAAACCCATGTTTTTTTGTCCTTATTAAACCTAAAAGAGGTCGGATTGTCGCCTCCATGGACAGCACAAGCCCCACGTAGTTCTTTGGGGGTCTCCCTTGTGACCACAATACCCAGAGACTCCACTACATACCTCGGGTCTACCATATCCTTGAGATATTCAAGTTTTATCTTGAAATTCTCCCATCTTTCGTCTTTATTGGATCTCATCATCTGAGTCGCCATAGTTTATTACCTCATCACCGTAGTCTATCACCTGATCTGGTGCTTCGGCTTCTTTAACGGTGAGTGTTGACTTCTTAAATAGGTAGCCAATCCCTTGTTCTGGGGTCATTCCGCCCCGCCTCGTCTCTCTCACTACTAATTTGTATTGTCCGCCGGCATCACCCTTGATTTCCTGCTCTTCTTCTGTCTTATACATCCACTCCATGATGGTATCAGCGTATCTAATGATCCTATCACTATCTGCCACTGAGCCTTTACGGTTGATCTGTACCGCGGTCAGGCACGGTATGTTCAATGAGCCGGCCAGGTCCTTCAATTTAGTGGTAACATCACCCAAAACCTGGTATTCTTTACGATTTCTCTCTATACTCGAGGAGTCTGGCTCCTTGATGTAATCGAAGATCATTAGGCCTATATCGTGCTTCAATTTATATTTTTTATACAGTGCAGTTAGCTTGTCTATGGTGTATCCAGGCATAAATTCATGGAATAATTTGCCGGATTCAGTTAGCGCAATAGCTGTCTGAATCTTTTGATAGTCTTCTTGACTATAGCCACCATGCTTGATAGATCGCTCTTTTATATCAGTTAGACTGGCCACAATTCTGTCTCTCCATTGATCAAATGGCATCTCTGTGTCAATATATAACACTGAAATAGCTGGATCAGCTATGTAGGACACGTAAGCTGCTATGTTTGACAGAAAGGTACTCTTGCCCATCTTAGGACGTGCTGAGATAATATTCAATGTGCCTGGAACAAGACCATCAATCTGCTTATCTAATATAGGAAAACCAGTAGATAACCCCATTTGTTTGACAGGGTTAGCCATCCGCTCCTCAATCAACTCCCTCAAGCCGTCGGCTAAGTTCCTTGGCTCTCGTATAGCCATACTTTCAGTGGATAAATCCAGTATTTTACGCTCTATACTGCCTATTAGCTCCTCACTGGTGCTGCCATCTTTAGCATTCTGTTCAATTTTTTTAAGGTCATCGGCAATAGTATAATATAGTTTATATTTAGTGCTTGCTTCCAGTACATTCTGCAAATATATCTCATGATTACTACGGTCTACCCTCATTTCGTTAATAGACTGTAGGTACCCTATACCACCTATACTATCTAATCCACCAAACATTTGTTGTGCTGTATTTACTACCATAGGTAGATCAAATGCCCTAACATCTTGCTTCGATAGCGCCCCCAATAGTGTAAATAGGGTGCTGTGGTCAGAGTGTAGAAAGTCTCCTGCGGTCATCTTACCCACTAGATCATAGAAACTATCCATATCTTTGAAACAATAAGACAGTAGGGCTCGTTCATCAGTGGGCTTACAGAACATTTCCTTCATTTCTAAGTTATTCATTAACGACGTTCCTTCCTAATAGTGTATAGCTCGTTATCTCTGCGCGTGAGTTCACGTTTGAATGCAGATATGAGCTCTGTTACTGCCTTGTCTATCCCATCTACTTTTATCAAATCATACTTTAGCTTTTGTAATTTATCATTCATGGTCGATGACTCTGGATTGCTTCGAATTAAATATTCCCGCGCCGCAGTCTGAGTCTTATGCTCTTTAAGTATCTCTTTAGTCATCCATGTGGACATTAGAAACTCAAGATCACTCTTTAAATGGTTAATTTGTGCCTTTGTCTCATTGACCTGGTACTTATAGTATATCAACCATTGACTGAGTGCTATAACATACTGACTCAATGTGGGATCTGCTAAACTATGTAGATTTTTCACATTAAATGTCCAGATTTCGTTTATTAGATCGGCGCTTGGCTGAACCTTAGTAAAAGATAATACACCTTCGTCCATTGTCAACCCCCCTTATGAAACTTTTTCGTCTGTTAATCGCTCTTTTAGTGGCCGGAGATCATACATACCTGTGCAAAATATGGCATGCTCTACCAACTCACCCTTCTCGTCGTATACTGGTAGGATATTTCCTTCCATAGGCATCTCTTTGCCATTAGGGAGTATGTCTATCTGTCTGCACATAAGACTGAGGTTGCAGTACCTACACTCCCTGACGATGGTACCATCGTCTAAACAGATAAAGTCATCACAGTCCTTCTTGTACTTGACAGCGTCGGGTGTAACACCATCTACGCGCTCCTCATTAGGAATATTTATCAGCATTTTACTCATAAAAACACTCTCCCTCTAAGACTTTGTTGATTTTCTTGTGCACCAGAGCTTTAGTTATTTTTTCGTTGTAATTGAAGCGCACAAGACACTTATCGTTCTTCTCTACGTACTGTATCTTAAGATTATCTCGCATTTTTTGTGCTTTGAAAGCTTCTTTATCACCATGGAAGTGCTTGACGAATTCGGAATGCTGACGTCCTTGTACCTCTATGTACACTCCTAATTCTTTCACGAAGAAATCAAAGAATAGCTTTTGGCCACTGTAATTTATGTAAATCTCCTTAATAACTCTAGGTGCTGAGAGTCTCGGGAACATTCCATTCAGTATATCGTATATTTTATCAGCTATTATGCTCATATATCTCCGTTAATCCTACCATATCTATTACTCTGGCCCGGATTTCATTATATATTTTAATGTTTTCTTCGTCTTTAAGGAACAACACTGAGTTAGGTTCACCGTTAGCAAAATTTTTGTTGTCGGCGTATGAATTTTTTTTTTTAATGATACGGCGACCACCGAGATCTACACCTAACTTTAGTATTTC